CCTTGCAAAAGAGTTGTGAAACTTGAACATCGCCATCGTATTATCAAGGCGATAATCAAGTGATACTGGTCGTACAAACACACCCCGAAAGTAATCCCTTCCACACGATTCACGGAACGGTCCAAAGTAAAAGGACTTATCTGTGTTTATGCTAAAACCGATATAATGTAACAATTCGGTTAGCACCAGTGCGTGAGATTGACGAACTATAATGTCATCTCCATAAATGGAGAAGTCATCAGGGAGTCCATCGATCGCATTGACTGCGTGGGCGAAACTCGCGAAAATGAGAGTTTCTAAGGGAAAACAAAAGCTATTGCCCATCGAACAGAACTTCTCGTACCGGACAAATTCACCGGTTTGAGGGTCCAAGTAGGATGGTGACCTAATATCATTGAGGAAAGTAAACCACGCGCTAGGTAGAAGTGTGCGCGCCAGTTCGATCGAAATCGAATCTGATGCAGCACTTAAATCTAACGTTGCGTACGGATTATAATCCTCCACACTTCCAAGGTAAGCAAGTTCTTGGTTGTGTGTCTGCTTAGAGAGGTCGATACCGTGTCTGTGCAATTTCTTGCGCATCACAACGTCAACTCCTCGTTGCAGATATAGGTTTAACAATGGCTCGACTGCTATCACTCTATGAGTTTTCGCAGTCTTCGGGACAAACGTCACTTTGTTGTGGACCACATGCTCGACTCGGGCAACAAATCTCTTGTCAAAGACCTCACGGTCATGACAAAAGAACCCGTGGTCTACCCCCTCAGAAAGGAGGTATTCAACTATCTGGCTATTTTGCCACATAGCAGCACGTGCATATGGTTCGGCTGTAGGGGTACACGACCAACGTTTTGCAGAAAATTTCCGCATATCATTGGTAGCATTACCATGTACCCCTATCGAGGCCCCGGGACCGAATTCACACTGGTCGTAGATCTCTGAGAGCTTAGGCTCGCGCCCAAGTACTCTCAGAATCCACTGCTTAGCTTCATCAATGATAAATTGATGTCGCCAAGCATTGTTTCGACTGCGAAGTCGAAACAAGCGATTGTATCTCTTACAAACCAACTCAGCCCTCCTAAACTTCAGGAGAGCTGTAGCCTCCGGGTTTAAACCGGGTGCTTCTTTGGCTGTAAAGGGATACTTTCGAACCAGTGCGGCCAGTTGATGCGCATCCTTATGCTCGGATGCACTGCCATACTCTGCGGCAGTCAAAGCATCGGCTAACGTTACTAGCTTGTCTCCACGTCTTGAGCGCAATGCATCGCGCCAGTCGGGAAGAATTTGCAGGTAACGCTGGTCAAATTGGCACAGCCACTGATCAACAATGTTGAAAATATCAATATTGCTGACAGCGTGGAGGTCACGCTTGCGCGCTTTCCCTTTCCGTTCAGGTCGCATTTGGCTTCCTTTATGGTTTGGTTATGAAGCATTCAATCTCTCCTTAAGACGCTCCTAAGAAAGGAGGTAAGGAAGGATTATGAGGACATAGATGCTGAATACAATGTATAACAGCCCTAAGCCAAATTTTCCCATTTATCTTCTCCTTAGTAGCGCCAAGAAAACGGCTGATTAGGCCGGAAACTTGTTCTTGAGGAACAGATCGTCCGCTTCCGTCATGAGCAGAAAATCGCCCGTGTCGTCGCGCACAGCATCAACATCTGCCTCGGCCATACCGACCGGGAGAGATGTAATGACCTCAACCACTGCAAGTCCAGTCGTATTGGGAACACCAGTTGTGGTGACCGTACGAGTAAACTTAGCAGACGTACGAGACACACCACCAAAAACGGTGGTGGGTTTCGGCGCGATCCGCTTGAAAGATAGTACATCTTTCGTGCTAAGATCGTGGGCTGGGCCAATGAACTCGATGTTATCGGGTCCAACTACGCGTTCTTTTGCGTAGGCCTTAGTATTGACAGTGATTGTCATGTTTCTTTGTTTCCAAAGTTTGTATCATCCTTTCAGGCGGGGTAACCTACCTGTCTTGAATGAGGTGAAGAGAGCTATTAGATCTATAAGTCGGAGATCTTTTCCACTTAGCATACTCCGTATGGAGGATGCCTTGTAGGTCAGACCTGGCGACAGAACTGTCTCCCGGTACCGCTCTCGATAAATAACGGAAGCAAAGGTGGTAGAACCACCAATGTCGGCCGTCGCACCCGCGAATGGCTGCCCAACGGGATCGTAGTAGGTATCAACCTTACTCACCCGATCGACGACAATCCACGATGCTAGAGCCGATATGTTGCCATTTGGTACGATCGCCTCAATGAAGTTGCCTACATTGAAGAAAAAGTCAACGACAAAGCTGAAGGGAATTAATTCCCAACCAGAGCCTGGTATATCTCGAAGAGATAGACCATAGGTGTTCGCACCGACTTTATAGTCGGCAAGAATACCAGCTCGACAGTTCAACGTGTGTGCGTATTCTGTTCTCTTATCCACATTAAAATAATGTGAAGCAGAGCCCAGATATAACCCATACTCGTTGAAACCGCCGCTTTGCGTATGGGAACGTGAGTTCCTATACGTTATCCTTTTGGATTCTCGTTGAATGGCCTCAATTCCACTCTCAATTTCATACATGAATGGCCTCCACCCGTAACGGGCGGTAAGCCAAGACGATTGAGCAAGAGCGTAAAAACCGCTCAAGCTCCTCGCCTCCGGTGGCAATGCACTGCGGAAAAACGCAGGCACACCTCCAGGGCGACTCACTCGCGTGAGACGTCCGCTCTTGCCAATATATCGGCGAGGGCGTCGTGCAGCCTTGATATGTTTCATAAGCCCATTATAGGGATTACGAACAAGGTTGAGAGTTTTCTTGAGTTCACCGCCAGAAACTAAAGCCTGAAACGTTGGTGAATTCGCATTCGCCAGCGCAGCAGTCATAGCCTCAGTCTTCATAGCTTCTAGATTAGAAGCATCGAAGCCGGTGTCTTTGCTCGGTATGGGGTGATTATTAATCTCACCATATGAGCGATACTCAACTCCGGAAGTCAAAGGTGATGCCTGGTACGCCCTTGAGGCGGACCAATCGACAGCACCCTTGAACGCACGGGTCTCTTGACGGTTATAGGGATTATTGATAATAATTCCCTTCTTTACCTTATTCACAAAATCCGGAGTAACGTAGTCAAGCATCTCTGCATAGTAAGATGTTGCTGCCGTATCGGCATGCACCACCTCGCTAGAAGGGAGCCAGTCTCCGTTACTATCGGTAGTTTGTAGAAATCGGGTAAACCCAGGCCCTGACGTTACGTCAGGACCATTTTCACGGGTCCGTCTTAAGGCCATTGTGTTTCCTTTGTTGAGTATGTCCGACCACAGGCTCCCTGTTGGGAACATAATGCGGTCGCTGTTCGCCACGAAACGTCGTGACAGCGAGAGGGATGATTATCACCCTAGGAAGCTCCGGCAACGGAGCT